TGCTGATGGTCGCAATGATGCGATACGGTGGGCAGCTTGAGCGAGGTGCGGTCGCCGCAGTCTCGACAACTCTCCCGGCGTAAGTCTCCTTGCTTTGCCGTTGCACGGCAGCAATCCGCCGTCCACTAGTCAGCCCCGTCTGGTGCGGCGGCGGAATTTTTTTTGATCGGGGCATGATTTACGGGGTTTCAGATTTATGAGTATTTCACTTATCGCTCCCTTTGCCGTTGAAGCAAACCATCCGAGAAATTCGGATCTCTTGATTCAGTCTCTGACGGGAATCTGCGAGAGACGGCTTCGCAGTCGAATCAGTCCCGCTGTCAAGGTGATTGATCGGAACGGCAAACAGCACATCAAAACACCTGTGCTGCACGGCATTAGCTTGCCCGAAGTCGATGGGCATGTCTTGAAGGTTTCTCCCAAGGATCTCACGATTGAGATTGTTGATCCTTTGGCGACGAACGATCAGCAGATGGAAGAATTCCGTCGTTATGTAAAAGCGACTAGGGGTACTGAGGAGAATCTCAGGGCTTGTGATACGGTTGAGGCGCGGCTTGATCCCCACAGGATGAAGACGCTCTGCCGGGAAGTCCTGCAGTACATCGCGGCTGGGGAGATGGAATGGTGCGATGCCACTCCGAGGTTCTCTCTGAGCGATGTAGAGAGTCTGGAAGGCCGGTTCCTGCTCAATCCCGGCAGCCAGATTCCTAACAATCAGCCTACTTTTGAGGATGAGATGGAAGCATATAAGGAAAAGCTTCTGAACTCAGGGGGGTAAAAACAGATGGTGATGCAGCTAGCACGAGCCCCCAAAAATGGTGTGATGATCGGGGGCAAGTTCTACAAAGGCGGCCAGATTTTGCCTGGAGCTAAGAGTGGTTCTCAGGTCTATTGGGCTGGAAAGCCGATGATTCGTGGCCTCAACGAGGTAATCTATAAGCGGACTTTGAGTGCTATGGTTTACCTAAGGGGCAGGATCAGGAGAAACATTGGGAAACAGATCTCAGTAAAGAATCAGCGAAAAGAGCACTCAAAGCCCGGAGAGTTTCCGAAGAGGATCTCCGGGGATTTATGGGAGACTTTGGATGCGGTTGTTGTCAAGGTGGGAGGCGACAAGTTCAACGGAATAGTTAGCTCTCCGATGGGATACGCCCCGGTGCTTGAGAGGCCCTTGAATCGAAGTTTTCTGTCTAGGACTTTTAATGCCGAGAGAGCAAACATACAGAGAAAAATATCATCTCCTCGTATTACAAAAAATAAGAGATAATGTCAAATCAGTTTCTCCATAAAGGTCTGGTGCTGAGGTGGGAAACCGCCGGTCTGGATTGGGAGTTTCGGAAACTGTGGGAATCGGCTTCTCGGACTAGGTTCATTCCTTTTATCGATGAAGCATCGGCTTCCGAGGGGCAGCCGTTTCCTTATTGTTTGTTTTCAGTGGAAGGCGGCGATATTGTAAAAAGGATGTCAGGAAGAGCAGCAGACGTCTCTAATTTGAAGTGGCACCTGCGAGAGATTCCTGTATTCTTTACTGTTTTTGCCAAACCAGGATCTGGTGATTCTAGGGACTCAAAAACAATCGCTGCTGATTTGGCTTTGAAGATCATGGCCGTGTTTGGCGGACATCCGGATCCTGCTGAGCAGGGCAGCCCGGAGAATATTCCGCTTGATTTTGGCGAGGTTCTTCAGCTATCGTATCAAAGAGACTACGGAGCTGCGATGGATGACGACGTTTATCAATGGAATGTTGATTACATCGCTTTAACAGATACACCCGTTGCCGTATAAGGATCTAGCAGATGGGAACACGAAGCCTATCTAGTCCGCAGATAAATCTTGTGATGTCGGCAACTATCAATAACTTGCTGACGGATGGACTGACAAACGCGAGTCACCCATTCTCTTTCAGCTTTGCTCCTTCGCTCTCCAACGGAGTGAACGACAACCAAGCTAGTAGGGCGTGGCAGTACAAGAACTTCACGATCAGCTCAGCCGGAACTTTAGTCATTGATCTCTATGATCTAGGGACCATTGATATCGGAGCTGGAGCTGGGGCTGATGGTCTTGGTCAAGCGATGGTCATGGAAGAAGTCGTGGCGATTGCGATTGTCAATGAGAATGCGATAACAGCGGCAGGAAGCTTAGAGATCGAGCCTGATGCTACGAACGGCTGGACGCCCATTGGAACTCACACAGTGGCTACTGCGGGTGCTTTGCTGGGGCAGGGAAGCTTCGTCAAGATCCAGCTTGCAGAGGTGGGATTCGATGTTGTGGATGCTACATCGCATCGAATCAAATTGACAGCAAATGGAGCGGATGTATTAGCTTCTGTTTACATTCTCGGTCGCCATGACCAGGAAGAAAGCTCAAGCTCAAGCTCAAGCTCTTCCAGCAGCTCCAGCTCATCTAGCAGCAGTTCCAGCAGCTCGGAAAGCTCTAGCTCACAAAGCTCTAGCTCACAAAGCTCTAGCTCAAGTTCTAGCTCAAGTTCTAGCTCTTCTAGCTCTTCGTCCTCTAGCAGCTAAACCGTATAGGAGTAATTTGATATGAGTTCACTGAATACGCTGACTGGGCGTAATGGAAAATTTGTGGTCGGCTCTTCATTGGTGGCAAGAGTAACTTCGTGGGAGGTGAATCCCACACTCGATACCTCCAGCGAGTGGGGTGATTCCGATTGCGCTGGCTTCACGGCTCGCGCGGCAGGACGCAAGGGAGCAACCTTCACGGCTGAGGGGAAGTATGACTCAACTGATGAAGTCTTCGACCTTTTCCAGCCAGAAGATGTTGCGATTGGCGTCCTCTGGATGAACGCCACCGCCCTCTATTGGGATTTCCCCCGGGCTCTCTGCAATGACTTCAACCTCTCGGTTGATGTTGATTCAGAAGAAGTCATCGGCTGGACCAGCAGTTGGGGTAATGACGGAATTTACTATTATCCCGGTGAAGCAGGCGCAACCTCTCGCACTTTGCCCAGCTAATTGCTAGACTAAACCGCTGGAAATTAGAGGGGCGGCCTGAGGGCCGCCTCTCGGGGCCCTCTAATCTTTGGAGTATGTCATGGCAGAAGCTGAAGCACGCGTTCTTGGTGCTGGGATCTCTATTGAAGTTGATGGGCAGGAGTATTCTCTTCTGCCTATTAGCATGAAGTCTCTTCAGGAAGTCCAGAGAAAAGCAGTTACTTTCTGGAAGAGACAGTACCTTGCATCATTCAGCGAAAACATCGACGTCTTAGGATTGGCAGAAGATGTCAAAACTTCGATGCTTGTCGAGAAGCTGGACAAGGTAGCTAAGATGGGGATTGATGACATCCCCAAAAAGAAGGCGTATGACTCTTCCGTCTGTGATGTGAAGAAGAAGAAACTCATGGCCCTCATCACAGAGAAGATGGGCCAGAAACCGGAATCTCCCGAACAGGCGGAAGCTTTTCTTTCCCAGGGCCTGGACTCTGAGGAGATTCTCCCTCTTGAAGTGAAAGCTGCTTGCGGGATTATGCCCCGGTGGTACAAGATTCCCTATGACTCTTGGTGGGCGACTGCATGCTATGAGGGAGCTATTGCGATGGTCGCGGCATCCCTTGAGGAGGATGGGGTAGATTGTGGGGGCTGGCCGATCCGGAAAATCATGGAAGCGGCATCCATTGTCGAGAAGCTGACTGCGCCCGCGATAAAAAATACATAGGGCACGCCGTCCTTGAGCGCTCAGCAGCAACTCCAGACGAAGAGAGGGTAGATGCGAGCGGCGGCGGGCTTCTTTTTGGCATCTCCTTGCATCATCTTCGGATTTTGTGTGAAAATCCATTTGAAGGAGGCGGCGGATACTCTATAAAAGAGATCGGTGGATGGTCGCCTGATCAGGTCTATTTTCGTTTGGCTTCTTTGGATACAATAAAGGCCAAGGCTGGAGCAGAGAAGAAGACTGTGAAAGCCCATCCTCTAGCGGCTGCTCAGCAAGCAGACAAAGACGGGAATATTAGCGGCAGGGACAAAGACGGTAATCCCATAAAAGCAAAAATTCGGGGTAAGAGTCTCGCTCGTCAATTGATGGAAGAACAAGCAAATGGGTCTTAACCTAGCTTCGATGTTTGTCAGCACCCACGTGAACAACGCGGGACTTCGTTCTGGTTTGAAGCGGTCTGAGGCTTTGGTTGCGAAATCAATGGGGAAGATGCGAGCGATGGCTGGGCAGATCTTTGCCCAAGCCGGTATCGTTGGTTTTGGGTACGCTCTGTACCAAGGAGCCAAGGCGGCAGCTACTTTTGAAGATTCGATGGTTCAGGTTCGGATCAATGCAAAGCTACTCGGAGATCAAGGCGCAGCGTCTTTCAAACAGCTCCGCGATGAGGCTCGCCGCTTGGGGGCTACTACTCGCTTCTCAGCAGGCGAAGCTGCCGAGGCGATGAATAACCTTGCTTTGGCTGGTCTCAGCGTAAAGCAGATCATGGAGGTCTCTGAGCCTACCCTGAATCTCGCAACAGCGGCAAACATTAAGCTGGCTGATTCAACGAAGATTGCTATGACCCAGATGAAGATCTGGGCAATGGAAGCATCACAGGTTCCCAGGATCGCGGATACTTTGGTTGCCGCACAAGCCAACATGCGGACAACAGTGTCAGAGTTGAATGAAGGCATGGCGATTGCTGGAGCTATCGCTAAGAAGGTGGGGATGGACTTTGAGGAGTTCACAGCAACCATCGGCCTGATGCAGGAGAGAAGTGATTCGGCATCCAAGGCGGGTGTTGCGCTTTCGATTGCGATTCAGAAAATAGCTGCTCCGTCAAAAGAGACGGCGGCAATTCTGGAGGAAGCGGGCATCAATCTAGAGAAGTTTAGGAGAGAATCGACGGGGGAGATTGATACTTTTGATGCGATGAGCGAATTGGCGACAAAAGGAGCAACAGGAGTCAAAGCAGTAACTAAGTTGTTCGGCGCTCGGGGCAAGGAGATCATCAAGTTGTTTGATGTTGTTTCTGCTTCTGGAAAGAGAGGTATCGAGGCAGTCAAAGAGATGGCGGATACTTTGAAGAAGTCTACGGGATTCGCAGCTAAGGCTGCCGAAGCTCGAATGAAGACTTTTATAGGTCGCTTGCTTGAGCTGAAGGCTGCTCTGGAAGATGTGGCCATAACTCTAATTGGTCCACTTCTGGATGGGTTCTTGGCGGTAATGCGTCCCATGACTCAGATGATAAGGCAAATTACCCCCCTTAATGAAGCATTCAATGGCCTCGGCGCGGATATTTTGAAGACAGCAGTGGCTTTGGGGTTGGTGGCGTATCTGCTTCCTGTTGTTGGGAATGCTGCGAGGGCGTTGGGTGCTGTGATTAGGTACCAGATGATTTCTACTGGGTGGGGGGCATTGTTTGTTGTTCTTGGAACTGTGATGGTATCGCTTCTTCAGATATATAAAAACATGAAGAAGCACCCGGATGCTAAGTGGGTTAAGGATTTGATGGGAATATGGAGAAACTTGAATCAGGCATGGAAAAACGGAATTGTAATTTTCCGGGAATGGGCAAAAGAGTTTTTGGCAATTTGGGGATTTAATCTCAATGAGATAGAGAAGGGTTGGGGTAAGTTTTTTGAAAATCAACGAGACGAGTTTATCGCGTTTTTGACTTTTACTAGTCGAACTCTTTTGGCTATGACTAAGGAGTGGGAGAAGGCTTATGATCTAATAGCTGCGTTTGTTGCGAAGAAGGCAGTCGACATGGCTGTGGATTTGGAAACTCACGCACAAGATAATGACACGGATGCAAAGGGGAGGTGGGCAGCAATTGATGCGTGGGTGGAGACTGGTTTAGAGAATACTAGAAATTTCTTAAGAAATGCTGGGAAGATGGCCCATGCGACGGGCGAGGCGTCGGAAGAGTTTTTTAATATATGGAGCCTGTTTCGGGGAAAGGGGGCTCATGAGAGGATGGGGGAAGGAGCTAGACGCAGTTTAGAGGAAACGGGGGGGTTGGCTCCTATGAAAAGTATGTGGGCGGCAGCACAAGCAGCGTATAAAGGAGAAAGGGAGGGGTTTGAAAAAGACAAAGTCGGCGGGCAGACTATAAAGGATCTCATGGCTAGTAAAGTCGCGGAGGCGGCACAGGCTTTTATTCTTGACCCGGATGTGTGGCGGACTTTGTTGATGGATGTTCCCAAACCGGCAGACATGACAGGCATACCTTCTGCTATTGGGGATACTTTTAAGACTATGTTTGGTCGTCAGTTTGAGGGGGTATTTAGTGACATAGGAGCCTCGGCATCTGATTTGTTTACTGGCAACATGCCGGGGTTTGGCGGAATCGAATCTGGCTGGCGGCGGGAGGATGAGTTGACTGGGAAGGTTGGGCCCAAAGGACTTGGGTGGGGGGCTTTGATTGATGGGTTCTTTGAGAGGGCCCATCATTGGGGCGAGATGATGAGAAGCGATACTTACGGATTCGCCCAGAACCTAGCAGAGATCCCAGAAAATGAGAGCCTCCTAGGGCGGGGCTCTACTAGTTTCGGCGGCATGGGCAAGGCGATTCAGGACGCTATCTTTAGCCAAGAAGCCGACAACGAGCAGAAGAAGTTGGATTTGATGAAGAAGAACGCGGACATGAGTGAAGCGATGGTAAAACAGGCGGAGATGATCAAAGAGGGAATTGATGATTTGCCCAAACGAATAACTAAAAATGGGTTACTAGGCAAATGAGTAGCGACTATAATGATCCGTCGACATGGAGATTGTCGACACCTAATGGAATTAAGTATAGGTGGGTCTCTTCCAGCGGCAGCTTTCAGCCAGAAGGCGCTTCGGCTGAAGGTGAATACTTAATCCAAGCAACAGATCTCCAGGCTTTCGTTGTCGAAGGATTCCCGCCTCCTAGGATCTTCGGCAATACTGTCTTTTACCCATCAGGTCCAGTCTTTCCGGGAACTGTTCTTTATGTGAAAAACATTTCTTGGGAGAGTCATATCCCAGGGCTTCCTGTTGATCCTTTCAGCCAGGATACATCAGCTCCTGCTGGAACATATCATCCAATCCTGAAGGTCTCTGTTTCTTATGGGATGCAGAAGGAACAGAAGTCTCAGACTGATCCGAATAATCCAAAGACTTTCATGAGAGTTACTGGGCGGGCAGCGGGTGAGTACATTCACGCAGAACAGCCGAAAGCGAAATGGACTACAGCAATTGCGGGCGGACCAGAAGCAGACAAGGAGTCTGTCAAAGCCAAAGATCTACCTTCTGTGATTATTGTTCCCGAGACAGAGTGGACTGTCACTTGGGAGAGGATCCCAAGAACAATGTTTGATACTAAGCTTATCGACAAGATGCGAAACAAAGTCGGGCTCATCAACAGTTCTTCGATTCCTCTTCTTCATGATGCCCCCCTAGAAACTATTATGTTTGTTGGGTATGACTTTGAGGAACAGTATACCTGGCGAACTCTGAGCCAGCCCCCAGTCAAATTAGATCTCAAATTTCTGGAGAAGAGGGTTACAGACGCGGATAATAAGAGGAGAGGTCACAACGCATTTTATCGTCCGGGGAAGGGTTGGCAGCGGTTGCTGTTTGATGGAGAGAATCCTCCGTTCAAGACAACGGATATGAACGAAATCTGGGAATCATAATGACTAGACCTGCTCTGCCAAGAAAAAAGGAAGGAGATGGCTTAGGGGCTAGTCATGTCAATGAGCTGTCCAAAGCAGCAGAGGCGATGCGACTGACGGGCGGCGGCTATGGCTTCGGATTCTCAGGCACTTTCAACGGCTCGGCGAACCCTCGTCCCTGGGAGATGGATCTCTTTAAGGTAGTGGGAGATCTCGAATACCAGAAGGGCCCTAAGTGGAAGGGCATGTTCGAGATCCAGTCGATGTACTATGATCACGATGATGGGGAATCGGACCGTGATAGTGGCTGGCAGGTAAATGAGGACGCAGGTCTGTTTGAGTTGGACACAATCGCTTCGGGATTGTTTCCTGTTGTTGGGGATCTGATAACAGCGTACTTCGATACTCAGAGAGATGCGTGGGTCCCAATAATAAACGACGTCTGTCATACTTGGATAGATGTCCATGCGGAATCCAACAGCATTCCCAATGTTAATACCAACTGCGGCACTGAGATCTTGTACGGCCTTGAGGGGTCTCTGACAAATTCTGGCGGCTGGAAGATGATCAACAGCCGGGATTATTCCCTGAGCTGGACAGAGCCTTCCTGTGGCGACCAAGAGCCCGGAGCCCGATGGATTTCTGGAACGGGAATCTATTCGTTTGGGGTTTTCGGTAAGACAAATGCCCCGGGGACTTACTTCCTTCGGATCCCGGCGATTGGGTATTTGGATGACAAGACTCTTTCTGTTTCTTTCGCGGCTCTGCGAATCAAAGGAATGTGCAGCAATGCAATCCAACATTCCTTAGGCCCCGCATTAGTAGATGCTGGGTATGTTGGGCAGATGTCCTACGAGCAGAGATCGGAAGAGGATACTGGGGCTCCGACGATTGAGATTATCAGCGATTCGATTATCAAGGTTGAGGTTCCTCAAGGATCCCAGTGGAACTTTCAAGCAGAGTTGTCTATCAAATTCATGATCGAAGATGATAGTTCTTCATCTTCTCCGGGATCATCTGCCAGCTCCCAGAGTGAGAGTTCTTTCAGCTCGTCCTCCTCGATCCTTAAGAGTTCTTCTTCCTCGATCCTTAAGAGTTCTTCTTCCTCGATCCTTAAGAGTTCTTCTTCCTCGATCCTTAAGAGTTCTTCTTCCTCGATCCTTAAGAGTTCTGGATCATCTGGATCATCCGCCAGCTCATCGGCGTTTGATTGTTATGACATAGTTACTGATGTCACTTTCGATGAGGATCTTTGTGAGCTGACTGTGTGCAAGAGAACCTTCTGCTGGCCTAAGGAGGAAGGTCCTTCAGTTGGCCCGGAGGTTTGCTAATTGACTACCTTCGATTTATCTTGTTTGGCGTGCTGTGGGTCTGATAACAGTTCCGCCAGCTCTGCTTCTTCCGGGGATGGTTGTGTTGATCAGGGAACTTGTATTTTCACATGGGATGGGGCTCTGTGGAATCCGACTACCGATAACTGCGCGGCTGATGGAACTACAGCGCCAAACGATCCTGGTTGTACTTACGAGGCTTGTATGTGTGGAGTCCCGTTTGATAACTCAGATGGGACTTTCATTGGAGAAACTAGGGAAGGCTGCTGCATTTGTGCACTCAACTGCCTACCATAATGATTTGTGAATTCCTAGAAGATGAGAAGTGCTTGGTATCCTCTCGGATGGCGGAGAGAGATGTCCTAGCGAATCCCAGTGCTTGCGAAGCATGCCTTTCGGGAAAGAATCCGCAGGGAGTGAATAGAGTTACCGCCTCTCTGGCAATCGGATCTGAGCTGGATCGGGGGAAGCAGCAGAAGATGCTTGCGGACTACAGACATCTCTTGAGGAGCAAGAAGCGTGGGAAGCGGATGCCCAAGTCCCCAGGAGGTCCCGGGACTGAGCTAGTTTGGTTGATAAAGAAGTTCGCAACGAAGAAGATCTGCGGACGTTGTATTGCTCTTGCGTACGAGATGGATCAGAAAGGATGTGATTGGGTCAAAGAAAATCGGGAAGACATCCTTGATGAGATGGAGATAAATGCTAAAAAGTTGAAAGTGATATTTGTGAGATCTGTGGTGACTAGACTAATCACGATTTCATGTTGGGTAGCGAAGAAGAAGGGACTTAGCGGTGGATTCACTTGAAGCAGCAAGGAAGAGAAAGTGACGAACATCTGCAGATGTTCGGGGCCAGGTTTTTGTCATTGGCGAAGAACAGTAACAGATAAAGAGAGTCTCAAAGCGTGCCAAGAGGGGAATCCTCCTCCGCCCGCTGATTCTCCTCCCTGTATGCACCTGGGTGTGGCAACAAAGAACAAAGGCCAGTTCGATTGCTCAGTTCACGGGGTCTGTGCTTTAGGGCCTCAGAAACAACCCATCGCTGAGTGCGCTGAGTGCGGCAGCTACTGCTCTCTCAACGCTTCTCCTGAGGAAATCCGGGAGCAATGGCGGGATCCTCTGCGGGTCTATGATCACAACAATGTTACTGTGAGCGGACTGAAGAACCTCCTGTCCGATGGGGCGGCTTTCTTAGTCTGCGGTGGACCTTCTGTCAATGAGATTGATCACAACAGACTTCAAGAGAGAGGCGTCTGGAGCCTTGCAATCAATAACATTGCAGGGCATGTCAGAACCAACGCATTCCTCTGTGGTGACCCACCTTCAAAGTTTCACAATGGGATTTGGCGAGATCCCAGTGTCATGAAATTCATCCCAGGCCCCAAGCTGCGAAAGAAACGCGGCAAGATCAGGAAGAAAGAGGGCAAGGAGTTTCTTCCTGATGGGGATGTTCTTGAGTGCCCTAATGTCTGGGGGTTCGAGAGGCGGAGTTGGATGATGCCTGACGCCTCTTGGTTCACTCAGTCCGGGGCTCCCTGGGGAAATCACAATAAGGGAGTCAAGAGGACTGGAGAAAAAAAGACAGTTGCGACAATGCTTATGGGGATCCGTCTTCTCCAGTACCTAGGAGCCCGGAAAATCTTTCTCTTGGGAGCGGACTTTCATTTCGACTCGAAGCGGTCAGATAGGGAACGGTATGCTTTTCCTCAGGAGCGGGATGAGGGGGCGGTTCTTTCAAACAATAGTCAGCTTCGTGTTGTGGCCGATTGGCTCCGGCAGCTTCGGCCCCATTTTGAGAGATTTGGTTTCGAGATCTTCAACTGCAACCAGATGAGTCACCTGGATGCGTTTGATTATTGTCCTTTTGAGACGGCCATTCAGGTGGCGAAAGGCGATAAATTCCCCGGAGAGCCTTTTGATCTGGAAGGATGGTACGACAAATGAGTAAGGACGCTAATTGGGAAGAAAAGGTTTGGGGAGATACTAATTGTGTTTTCTCGAACAAGAGGTGGTCGATCCATGAGCTGAATACATTGGCTGGTGGCTTCTGCTCAGTTCATTATCATACGCACCGGCTTAACATATTTCGAGTGAAAGAAGGAGCCCTGAAAGTCGTTTGGTGCTATGCTTGGCAGATGCACAGCGCTTGGCTGACAGCGGGGAAGACCTTCTCTATTCGAGCAGGCATTCCTCATCAGTTTCAATCTATAAAGGATTGCAAAGTCATAGAAGAATATACCCCTGATCCATTGGACAGCGAAGTCAGCCTTAGTGATATTGAGAGGCTGACGACAGGCGGGATGCTCAGGCACCCCGAAGATTTTCTCGATGGTACTTCCTTCTTTGACCAACAGGGCGAGCGAATCCTATGCTGGAAAAATGCACCTTAGTTCTCGGCTTGGATCGCAAGCACCTTGAGCAGCTTGCAATGGTTTGGCCTACATGGGAGCGATACAAACCGGAGTTGAGGAAGGCACAGCTTTGTGTTTTCTACGATCGTGATCAACTATCGATTCAGGATCTTCGGCAAGTGATTGATCGCAGAGCTACGGTCATTGCGTGGCCCCCCAAGGATGTAGAGTATCCTGAAGGAGATGGGTCAAAGTGGTTCAACCAGCAGCGGGTAAAGATGCTTTCAGGCTTCGTGCATGTGCCAGCGCAGTACTGCAAGACTCCTTGGTGGCTGAAGATCGATACGGATACGATAGCCACAGGATCTCAGAACTGGCTCCCATCTGAAGAAGAGTTTGCTTCCGGGGCAATCATTGCTCAGAAGTGGGGTTTCACGAAGCCCGGGGATCAGATGCTGAAGTTGGATGAGTGGGCAGAGAGGGAGAAGCCCTATGATCTGCAGGGCACCCCTCCCTTAGCTCTGGAGCCCCGTCCCGGATCCTCTAGGCTCTCGCATGCCCGTATCATCTCATGGTGCGGATTCTTCAGCACGGCCTTCACACAAGCTGCTTCGACTGCTGCGATAGTATCTTGTGGCGCGGGGCAGATGCCTTGCGGATCCCAGGATGGGTATCTTTGGTACTTCGCTAAGAGAATGAGGCTTCCGATTATTAGAAAGAACTTCAAATCAGGCGGTTGGCTTCATCGCAGTTCGATGAAGAGCGTCAGGGATGAATCCATAAAGGCGATGAGAGATGAGCCGGATTAAAAGACGCAGCGGAAACGCAGTGACTGAGTTCTGCTCTCTCATTGGATGGGAGCCTAGCTTAGTCTTTCAAGTGGGAGTAGGGCGGCATGATGAAACGGATTGTTTCTTAGAGAAGTGGCCGGAGGTAGAGCTGATTGGGTGCGATCCAATTCAGCCCAGTAATTACCCAGGTAATTTTCATCAATGTCTCATCGCGGATTCATTCGGGAAGGCCCCGTTTTATGTTCTGGGCGGACATAAGGATGGGTCGTCGATGTTTGTTCCTGCTTCTAGGAAGAGACCGGTTATGGAGATTCATGCTGAGGTAAGAAAGCTGGACTCCTTTGCTCCGGGAAGCAATTGCTTGCTCTGGCTTGACTGCGAGGGAGCAGAGCAATCGGCTCTGTATTCAGGGAGAGAGTTGTTTCTCTCGGGAGTCAAGATGATCAATGTTGAGATGACTGGGTTTCCACGAGTTCCCAATAAGCCCAGGCCCTTGGATATTCATGGGTTTCTTGAAAGAATGGGGTTCCTCAAGACATGGGTTCATACAACTAGAAGTTGTCGCGGACAGTTTGATGCTATCTATGTCAAGGAAGAGTTGTTTGATCCGCGATTCTGCTCGGACCCAGCTTCTCATCGGAAATGGTTACAAAATTTTAGGAGATAGTTGTGCGAGAAGTAATGTACCTTATGAGCGGCAGGGCTCATTGTCCTTATTTGCTGGCTTCTCTTTGGTCTCTTCGGGGCTACTATCAAGGCCCGATCAAGATCCATGCGTGGGATGACAGCTTTGGGATCTGCCAGAAGATTGCAGAGGATTCTGTTTTTGGGGACGTGGAAGTCATCAACTCAAATCCTCCGATGAATTGGAAGAAGAACAAGCAGTTCGGCCATAAGATCCTCCTTGCCCAGCAGAGCAAAGCAGATGCGGTCCTCTACCTCGATGCGGATACAACTGTTCATGCCGACATCTCTCCTTTGTTTGATGCCGCCGAAGAGCAGGGATTCGCAGCTACTCAGTTCAACGGGTGGATGACAAACGGTGGGATTGTGAAGAAGAGAATCGAGAGGCTTCGGCCTTTTCTTTCCCCCAGCTACTGTGACATAATCGACATGCTTCTTGAGGAGCCTTGGCCTAGCGTGAACGGCGGAGTCTGGGCGGCATCGCCATCTTCTCCTGTTCTGGGGGATTGGTATGAATGCACAGAGAAGGCCCGGACAATCTTCATCCCAGATGAGGCTGTTCTTCATATCATGGCAGCACATTGGGGTCCCTTGGGTCGTCTCAAGGTTTTCTTGGATGGCGAGTTTAACATGTCAGCCAAGCTGAAATTTTGGCCTGAAGGAGTCAGGTTCGAAGATATCAAGATCCTCCATTATCATGGGGATTCGAACTGCCGTCCGAACAAGGCCCCGCAAGCTACTAAATTCTGGATGTCTATCTGGAAGAGTTTGAAGGCTCGAAACGTCGGTAATGTATCCGAATGGAAGGATACTGTGAGCAATAAACACTTAGATCGTCTTGAGGGAGAGTTGGATGCCAAAGAAGTATGACTTAGACAAAACGGGGAAGAAGTTCAGCAGACGCTGGTTCACTACCAGGAACAAATCTGACTTCAGCGCCAATCTCCCCGGGGAATGGGCAGACAAGCCAGTCAAGTATCTTGAGATTGGGTGTTTCGAGGGGATGTCTCTCTGCTGGATGCATCAACACATCCTTACCCACCCGGATTCTCATTCGGTTGGGATTGATCCGTGGCTGATGACTCGGAAGCTCAGCTCTCAGAAGATGGAAGAAGTCTATCAGCAGGCTCAGGCTAATACAGAGGACTATCGCTGTCAGCTCATCCGGGGAAGTTCCGACGAAGTTCTCGGGAAGATGGCGGGCAAAGAAGGATTTGCGGGCGTCAAGAAGAAGAGCCTGGACATCTGCATGATTGATGGCAACCATAGGCAGCATGCCGTTCTTTTTGATGCTCAGATGGTCTTCAGGCTTATGAAGTCTGGGGGATGGATCATCTTTGACGATGTGAGGAATTCTTCAAGGAAAAGCAACCACGTGATAGACGGCATCCGTCTGTGGATGGAAGCTGACAATCCCTCGGTTGAGTTGATCTGGTCTGGAAAGTACGCCGATTGTTATAAGGTAACAGAATGAGTGCTATAGGGTTTGAGGGCATGGATGTGGATGGGATTGATTACAGATTGACTAAGATAGGACTTGCCGCTCGTTTATGGGATCCTTGGGGAGTTTCTTCTTATTGGCTGCTCTCTGATGGGATGTGGCAGCCGAGACCCCATATGTTTTACTTGTTCTAAGGAGAGAATCATCAAAAAAGAAAGAATCTGCTTGAGGTGCGAACAGCTATTTGATTCCAGCGGTCCTGGCAATAGAATATGCTCTGAGTGCAAAAAAAGCAGACCGAGAAGCAAAGACAGAACGGGGTCGAAACAAACCGCCCGCCGCCTACCAAAAGGCATAAACAACGGAGACTGAGATGCGACGCCATACGAAACAGTTGATTCGGATGCTGCGGAAAGAGCTAGGATCAGAGATTGAGTGCGGGGTAGAGATTGGGGTATGGCGCGGCCATAACTCCATGCACCTTCTCTCCCAATTCCCCGGCATGACTTTGGTGATGTGCGACCCTTATGATTTGGGCGGCAATCATGCTACTCAGACAGGATCCATTCGGGAATTTCGAGCTGCCGCTAAGGAAGCCCGAGAGCTGACCGATCAGTTCCATGAGCGGAGGTGCATTCTTCAGAAGGACAGCGTGCCTAGCTCCAAGGAATTCAGAGACGAGATGTTTGATTTTGGATTCTTGGATGCATGTCATCTTTATGAAGATGTCAGGCAGGATCTCGCGGCTTGGTACGGAAAAATCAAAGAAGGCGGCGTCTTCTGCGGGCATGACTATAACAGCAAGATGGATCGCAAGGGGGAGTGGGGAGTCAAGAAAGCTGTGGATGAGTTCTGCAAGCTCCATGACTATGCACCAGCGATTCAGCCTGGGAATGTCTGGTGGATCAAAAAAGGCCAGCATTCCGACTTTGTTGATCCCATCGCGGAAAAGGAAGTAGCGTAGTTCGGTTCTGGGCTTTATGCCTGACGCTCAAGCCCCCACCGCACTCCGGGGGCTTGAGTTGTTTATGGGCTGAGATGCGATAATAGGAGGAGAAGGAGAAATCATTGATTGATTGCGGTCATTTTCATTTGGCATGTCCTCCATTCACTGGAAGCACCTGGTGCATCAAGGCTCTTGCTGCTGCGGGATTGGGGGATGCTTCTAAGACGGGGCTGCATCTGCCTCACATAAGCCACTGGGGTCAGGAATGTCCTCCTCTGAAGGTCTCTACTGTCCGTCATCCCGCTATGTGGCTCAGATCCTACTGGTTGAATCGGGGTCACATTGGAGTGCCTTTGGTAGATAGGTTTCTTCCTTGGGCTAAGGAGTCCGAGGACTTTTCGGGCTTTGTTCGAACATACCTCAAAGAAGATCCTGGGGCTATTGGGAATATGTTCTTCTCGTATAATGCAAACAATTGGATTCGAACAGACGAACTGGTGCCAGCGTTTCGGGAGATGCTGGAGCTGGTAGGATGCCCAGAGAAGCAAGCCCGTCTGGTAGAATCTGTAGAGCCTCAGAATGTTTTCAAGGGCAAGAAGCCTGCTTATCCCCCACATCTTTTTGATTTAGTCTTGGAGGCTGAGCGTGATCTCTGCTCATACTTTGAATTCTAGCCCAATCATCATCCCGGCACGTCTCGCTTCTTCTAGGTTCCCTGGGAAGCCTCTGGCTCTGATAAACGGGGAGCCGATGCTTCTTCATACTTATCGAGCAGCATGCAAGGTTAGCTCTAATGTCATGGTAGGAACTTGTGATGAGGAGATAGGGCAGCTCTGCATCGACCACGACATTCAGTGGTATCCTACTCCCAGGTCTTGTCCAAACGGAACGAAAAGAGCTGCTATTGTGGCTCAACGACACATCGCTCGGAATTCTTGTTTTAGTGGATGTCCTGTTGTTGTTTGGCAGGTAGATGAGCCTTTCGTAAACCCTGACGATGTCAAGGCATTGTTTTCGCTCTTGAGGGAGTATTGCACAGATCCCAGAAACCCAAACATTGCTACTCTTGTTGCTCCTGCATTTCTCAAGGACATGCTTGATGTGGATGTTGTTAAGGCCGTCGTATCTAATACGATATGCCATTGGTTCTCCCGGGCGGCAATTGGGCGAAATGCCCATGTTGGGATTTATGGGTTTCGGGACTATTCCATCATGGAAGAGGCTACGAATCTTGTCCCATCGTGGCTTTCCAAGATGGAGAGTTTGGAGCAATTAACGTGGATAGAGGCAGGAATGTCCATCGTTGGTTTGGAGATAAAAGAAGCTCCAAAAAGTATCAACTCCCCTGAGGACCTCATCCAATGATTGAGATAATTACTCATTGCTACTCTGCGAATCCTGTTCCCATTTATCACAGGCTCTTGGCTCTGCAACTCAATAGCATGCTTTCCTGCGGATCAAGCTATAATTCGATGAAGGAGGGAGAGCAGCCTAAAGTTGTGGTAACTGTTTGTTTCACGGCAGAAGATTACATGACAGGATCTGTCATCACCAGAGCGGCTTCTGTTAAATGCTCTTGGGTAAAAATCAACCCTATGCCGTTGTCTAAAGAGAATCTTTTTCGCCGCGCGATCGGGAGAAACAAAGCTGCTTTGGAAACAGAGGCCGATGTTGTCTGGTTCACTGATTGCGATCATCTAGCAAACATCGCAGCGCTGCAGGCAATCCTCAAGTTCGGCAAAGAGATTCCTGAGGACGGCCCTCAGATGATCCACCCCCGGATTGTTCAGATAAACAGGACGCATGCATTGGGGGATGATTTTTTGAACTCGTCGTTCTCTCTGAAGGAGCTGAAGATTCCCCCAAAGGACTTTCAACCAAGACGGGAGAGAAAAGCAATCGGCGGCCTTCAGATCGTTTCTGGGGATTGGGCGAGGAAGATGGGATACTTAGACGGAACTGATTGGGTCAAACCACTACCAGATGCTGAGCACTTCCTTTCATGCAAGTGCGATGTTCCGTATCGCCGGGAGATTTGCGGAGGATCCCGAGCGAAAGACATTCCTGGGATATTCAGAGTTCGCCATTCGCGTGCGGGCAGGGACCAGGGAACGAAAGATCATGGGAGCCCCGGATGACTAGGAAGATCAAAGGAAACCCCCCAGCAATATTTCTTCACATCCCCCGGACGGGAGGGACATTCATTGAGGAAGCCCTCAAGGTATGTTATGTCAAGACATCGCGGTTTGTCAAAAACAAAACAAGAGAGGGTCTGAGTGTTCCCAAGAAGCATATCCTGAAGAAACACTTCCGGCCTGAGGCGATTAAGAAGGTGGATCACTTCTTTGCGTTCGTTCGCGATCCTGCTGACTATTATCCTTCTGTTTGGGCGTGGCTTCAGAAGCATTCGTCCGAGAAGATCTTTGATTGGGACTGGCATCCGTTCTCTGAAGCGTATGCTTCTTGGGATGAGGATTTCAATCACTGGGCTATGAAGATGACAAGAAATGAGCCTGGATGGGCCTATCGTCTCTTTGAAGCATACTGCGGGCCTAAGCACAATCCAATCTGCTC